GCGAAGTGTAAGTGCTAATGAACCAGAAAAAAGTTGGCGTAGTTATGGGTGAGTTTAAGAAGGGCAAGCTTCACTCAGGTAGCAAAAAGGGACCAAAGGTTACCTCACGTAAGCAAGCTGTTGCTATTGCAATGAGCGAAGCTGGTATGTCAAAGCCAAAGGTTAAGAAGCCTAAAGTAAAGAAGAAGTAATGTCATCGGGCAAGTACAAGTCGCATCATGGCTTTAACCCGATACAGATTAAAGATGGCATGGTGGTGCGTCTACGTAAAGATGGACGAATTCAAGCAGTTCTAGGAAAAGTTGGGGAGTATAAAAAGAATGGACCCAAGGCTGAAGAGAGCAGGGGTAGCAGGGTTTAATAAACCCAAGCGCACACCTGGACACCCAACAAAGTCTCACGTCGTCGTTGCTAAATCTGGTAGCGAGGTAAAGACTATTCGCTTCGGTCAACAAGGTGTCAGTGGCTCACCTAAAAAAGCAGGCGAAGGCAAAGCCTATCGCCAGCGTCGTCAATCATTTAAAGCTCGCCATGCCAAGAATATTGCTAAAGGTCCTATGTCCGCAGCGTATTGGGCAGATAAGGCAAAGTGGTAATGGCAAAGATATTTCGCGGACCAACCATGAGAATCAAGCTTGGTATGGAAAATGACCTTTGGTTTGTTTCTTATCCTTGGGGTAAGACAGTTGTAAAAAGCACCGCTGGTGTTTGGTCAACAATCGTTTCACCACAGGACAGCACTCTTGCTAACTATGCCCGTGTATTACGTGGCGGTTATGACAACCCAATTACAGATGAAGAGGCAGCAGAGTTAACTGCTGCTGGGTATGGAGATTACATTGTCGAAGTGTAGAAGTGGATGCAAGACCCAAGACCATGAGTCATGGGGCGAGTGTGCTCGTGCATCAAACATTGGTATCAGTAATGAACCAGCTGCTGCATTTATCAAGAATACAGATAAAGAGTTAAGCGCATATCGGGACGCTCGTAAATTAGGAATCCAACCAGCTTCAACAAAGATGAAAGATATTCAGAAAGCAGTCAGAACATCTGACGCTATAGGAAGGGCAGCGAAAGCATAATGGCAACACTTAATCAGCTGACCGAACAGACAATCGGCGAGGTTAACTCCTACGTAAAGAACCAAGAGTCGGTTACATTTATTACCAACACTGCAACAGCAGGTGATGTCACCATGCTTGTTGATGATGCTCAGGCTCTGAGCCGTGGCATTGTAGAAATTGAAGACGAGCTTATTTATCTAAAGAAGTCTATTCCTACAAGCGGTAGCATCCAGGTTCTAGGAACCACAGCTAACCCAGTAGGTCGTGGCTGGAGAGCCACAACCGCTACAAGCCATCCTTCTGGTTCGATTGTCCGCAACAATCCAATTTTCCCTAGGACTCAAGTTAAGAGAGCTATCCTAGAAACCATTAAGGGAATGAACTTTCCTTGCATTGCAAGCCATACATTTACATTCAACGGGTCCGACTATTCATACATCTTGCCAGATGCTACAGAAGACATCGTAGGTATCTCATGGGATGTTCCAGATTCAACTGGCGTATGGCAGTTAATCCGTCACTGGCGTTTAGATAAGAATTACTATGACGAGTCGACCGCAACTATCAAGCAGGCTTTGATTCTTAATGAAGCGCCTATGCCTGGTCGCACAGTCAATGTTCAATATACAAAGTTTCCAACAGCTATTACAGACAACCAAGAGTTGACAGTATCTGGGTTGCCATCATCCTGCGAGGACGTAGTCCGTCTTGGTGCTATGTATCGCCTATTGTCAACCGTAGACCCTGGAAAGGTAAGCGCTACATCTGTATCTGCAGATGCACTTGACCAACCAGTACAGGCTGGGGCATCGACCAACGCTGCTAAATATATCTTCCAGCTATACACCGTTCGCCTTGCCGAAGAGATTGCAAAGCAACAATCCAACTTCCTCAACACTATCCAATACACGAGGTAACAAATGCCAATTACACGTTATTACAGCTCAACCGCTGCAAAGACTACGCTGTCTAGCGCGATTGATGCTGGTTCAACCAGCTTACAGCTGGCTGCTGCCTCTGGTCTTCCATCGCAGTACCCATTCACGCTCATCCTTGAAAAGGATACAGCCAACGAAGAAATCATTGAGGTAACTGGTCTAGTTGGTAGCTCTTACACCATTACCCGCCAAATTGATGGAACTACCGCAAAGGCTCACTCGGTTGGTGCAACTGTTGAGCATGGTGTATCTGGTCGTGACTTTGCCGATTCTCGTACACACGAAGCATCAACTACAGCACACGGCGTATCTGGTGACATTGTAGGTACAAGTGGTAGCCAAACATTAACCAGCAAGACTTTGTCTGACGCACAGCTTGGAACAATATTAAATGCTGGCGGATTTAAGATTACCAATCTTGCAACACCAACATCATCTTCTGATGCAGTACGTAAAGATTTCGCAGATGCTCAAGTAGCAGCTGCAGCTACGTCAGCAGCTTCCGCTGCTGTATCTGCTAGCTCGGCAGCAACCTCCGCTACAGCAGCAGCCACCTCCGCAGCGTCTGCAGCAACATCAGCCACCGCAGCTGCAACGTCCGCAGCATCAGCATTGGCATCACAGACCGCAGCAGCTACCAGCGCAGCAAGCGCGTTAGCGTCACAAACTGCAGCAGCAACTTCTGCTGCCTCTGCATTGGCAAGCCAAACCGCTGCTGCCACTTCCGCAACTTCAGCTGCTAACTCAGCGACTGCTGCTGCTACCTCAGCTACATCCGCTGCAGCAAGTGCAACTGCTGCTGCAACTAGCGCTACTAGCGCAGCTGCTTCGGCAACTACCGCTGCTGCTTCAGTAGCATCAATTGCTGGATACGCAACCGATGCAGCAAACTCAGCTTCAGCAGCTGCAACATCAGCAACCAGTGCTGCTAACAGTGCAACCGCTGCAGCTACTTCAGCTGCCAGTGCTGCTACATCAGCAACCTCCGCAGATAATACTTATAACTCAGTTATTGGTTTAACTGGTGCGGGTATCTTGCGCGACCTTGGAACAATTACTGAGGCTGACACAACAACCAGCACGTACTTAAACATTTCTACAATTGCAGCATCGGCTGCTACCAGTGCAACAAGTGCAGCAAACTCTGCTACTGCTGCTGCTAGTTCAGAGGCTAATGCTGCAGATGCTGCAACAGATGCTTTTAATGATGCATCCGCTGCTGCCACTTCTGCAACATCTGCTGCTACATCAGCATCGTCTGCTGCTACTTCAGCTACCTCTGCAGCCAACTCTGCTAGCCAAGCAGCAATCATTGTTGCCTCAGCTATTCAAGGAACTTTGATTAACGCTAAAGGTGACTTACTGGTTGGAACTGCAGATGACGTAGTGGACCGTCTTCCAGTTGGCACAGACGGATATTTGTTAACTGCAGCGTCCACAACTACCGCTGGTATTCAATGGGCTCCAGCCCCAGTAAGTCTTCCAAGTCAAACAGGTAATGGTGGTAAGTATTTAACCACCGATGGTTCAACAGCGTCTTGGGCAACTATTGTCACAGACCCACTAACTGACATCTTTATGATGATGGGAGCATAACAATGCCAGCATTTGCATTACAACTACGTCGCGGAACAACAGCAGAGCATGCGACATTCACAGGCTTAGTCGGTGAGGTAACAGTAGACACCGACAAAGACACCCTCGTAGTACACGATGGTGTAACACCAGGAGGAAAACCTCTTGACGCAACAGGGATAGACCCTTTTCTATTGATGGGAGCATAACAAATGGCATACAAAGTACTAGGTCAACTAGCTGCTGCAGCAACAACCGAAGAAGGTCTATACGCCGTTCCAAGCGGTTCTTCTGCAGTCGTATCAACAATCGTTATCGCCAACCGTGGAACAACCTCAGCGACATATCGCTTGGCTATTAAGCCAACCGCTGGAACCACATTGGCTACCAATCACTACATCGCTTACGATGTTCCGATTGCTGCTAACGATTCGACAGCATTGACTCTTGGAATCTCGCTTGCTTCAAGCAACGCGATTCGCACTTACGCGTCTAACGCGAACTTGACATTTTCCGCATTCGGTTCTGAACTTTAGTAGATAGGTAGGTAGGCTTTATGGCTATCAGTAGATTTTCTGCATCCAGGTTGACACAAGGTCTACCTAAATATCAGAGCGCTTGGGACCAGGATAATGTAGCTCAAGGAGCTGTTGAAGTTATAACAACTTTGCGTTTAACATCACCAGCAAATAATTTGACATTCAATTCTATACCTCAAACATATCAACATCTCATGTTGCATATGGATGTAAGAGGAACCGACTCATTTACTATAAATCTTTTTTCTGTTTATCTAAATGCAACTGGACCCACTTTAACAAGCAAGACAACCTTGTACTCCGATGGAAGTTCTGTTGGTAGTTATAGATATACAACCTCCACTCCAACTTATGGTCATGCCTGTCAGATGCCAGGTGGCACATCAACCAATGGGATTTTTGGAACTACTATTATTTATATACCAAATTATACAAATACAACAACTAATAAAACAGTAATCGGAAAAGACAATTCTCATGTACTTACCGAGGGCAGGATACAAATTACTGCTACCAATCATGGTAGCAACTCTGCAGTAACAAGACTAGATTTTGGTTCAACAGCAAACTGGGCAGCTGGTTGTATGTTTACCTTGTACGGAATTAAGGGGGCTTAAATGACAATGCATTACATAGGTGCTGTATCTGGAGATGGCACAAGTAACATTTTGACCATAAGCTCAATACCTCAAACTTTTACACATCTAAAAGTTTTTTCTTTTACAAGAGGTGTAAGGTCTTTTAGCGGAGAGCAAATGTATTTAAGGTTTAATGGCGATTCGTCAGCCAATTCCCATGCGTATAACTATGTTTACGGAGATGGCTCTGGAATAACTCAAGGAACGCAAGTAAATACAAATTTAGTTTTTTATGGCGAGATGCCAGCAGCTCTTGATAGAGCTAATATATACAACGCAACAGTTATGGATATATTGGATTACTCTAACTCATCAAAAAATACTACTGTCCAAACTTGGGGAGGTTGGGATAACAATGGAAACCAAGCTGTCATTGGTGCCAAAGTATGGCTTGGTTCTGGCGTGTACAACAATACCGCAGCGATTACATCGCTGACCTTTTTCTCCAATGGAGCTTTTACATCAGACTCAAAGTTTCAGGTGTATGGCGTGACTAATAACCCAATAGCTACAGGAGCATAACTATGCCTAAAGGTTTACAAGCAATATATACTCAGGTATCTACTGGCTCTAACTCTTCATTTACATTCAATAACATACCTCAGAACTATACTGACTTAAGAGTGGTCTTGTCGGTAAAAGATGTTACTACTGTAGGAACTGGTTCATATGTACTTTGCTATATTAATAATGATTCAGGGTCAACTTCGTACAGTAGATGTGAGCTGTATCAGTCTTTTACAGATTATGGAACTGGTGTAGTTGGAGCCAGGGGTGATTTAGGTTATCTTGCAATAGCGAGAACAGCTACCTCAAATACAAGCTATTGGAATGCTGGAACCTTTAGCACAGTAACCATTGATTTCACAGATTACACATCTGGCAAATGGAAGTCTTGGCAACAACAAGTTTCAGCTCCGAGCAATTTAACTACCGCTTACTGCACTAAGCAAGAAGCTGGAATCTACAAAAGCTCAGCACCAATAACAAAGTTAGCCTTTAATCAACCTGGTAATTATGTTGCTGGTTCATCAATTACTCTTTACGGAATAGCGAGGTAACCATGGCAATCAGACGATTCTCAACCGCTGAGCCTGGAGTAAAGTCCAATAAGTTCTGGGACCAGGATACTGCACAGGGTGCAATAGAGCCTATTGCAACTGTTACATTTACAGGAACCACAAATACTACTTTTCAGTTTACAAGCATTCCTCAAACATATCAAGATTTAATGATGGTAGTTTCAGCAAGGAACACAACCACAGCTATTACTGTTAGCCAAATTATTCCTCAGTTCAACAATGATGGAACTACCAACTACTCATATACAGCATTAAGGGGTAATGGTTCATCTGCCACTTCGTTCAGAAATACTAATGCCAACTTTACATATGGTGGCTCAACCCCTAGTGGCAATGCCACAGCTGGAGCGTTTGGTTCAATCGTTTTTCATATATTGAATTACAAAAACACGACAACTTTCAAAACACTTATTGAAAGAAGTGCAGCTGATTTGAACGGAAGCGGTGAGGTTGACATTGCTGTTTCCACTTGGAGGTCGACTGCAGCTATTCACACAATATCTATAGGTCAGTCCTATGGAACCGCGTATGTTCCTGGCTCGACTGCAACACTATACGGAATTAAGGGGGCTTAAATGACGATGCATCGTGTTGCAAGTCAAGTAGTTAGTAGCGCTGGAGCTACTTTTGATTTTCAAAATATTCCATCAACATATACACATCTGCAAATAAGAATGACTGGAAGAAGTAATAACTCAAGCAACTCTTATAATTTTTATTATTACTTTAATGCTGATACAACACCTGGAAATTATGCAGAACATTCATTATATGGAAACGGTACTTCTGTTGTTTCAAATTCTGGAACAAGCCAAAATATTATTCATATCGTTGCTGCATTTCCAGCATCCGCTGCCTTATCAAATACATTTGGCTCAATGATTATGGATATTCTTGACTATACCTCAAGTAAAAACAAAACAACTAGAGCTTTATTTGGCTGGGATGATAATAATACTTCTACTACATACCAAAGAAGCGGATTAGCTTCTGGCGTATGGCTAAGTTCTGCAGCAATTAATAGAATTACCATTGCTGGAGATAATGGTTTTGCTGTAGGAACTCGTGTTGATATTTATGGCATCACCAATAACCCAATAGCGACAGGAGCCTAATAATGCCAAAGGGAATGCAGCCGATATTTAGTAGAACTTTAACTTCCACTAATACAAATATTAATATCTTTAATATTCCACAGACATATACAGATTTGCAATTAGTTATGAGTGTTCGCTCTTCTGGTTCAACTGGCTCTGGTTCTATTGGAGCATATTTCAGCGGTGGAACATACCCATCTACAGCAAGCTGGTTGGCAGCAGTTGGGAATGGGTCGTCCACCAGTTCATCAATAAACTCTGCCTATCAAAATTTTGGAAATGTAAATGATGCAACACATACAGCAAATACATTTTCAACTCATATTATATATATACCAGAATATACAACAACAAAATTTAAACAATTTATTGTTGATTCAGTTTCTGAAAATAATGCAACGGCAGCACAGATATTAATGCTTGCAGGGCTTGATAGAATAAATTCTCCAATAACATCTATTACCATGGATATGGGTGGAAACTTATTTCAAATTGGAACAACAATGACTTTATACGGCATCAGCCGATAAACCAACAAAGGAGAAACAATGACAACACCTACAGTAATCGAAGTTGATTGCTCAACTGGAGTATCGACTGAGCGTCCAATGACGGCAGAAGAAATCCAACAGATGGAAGAAAGAGCAGCAGCTTTCGCTGCTGAGCAGGCAGCACGTGAAGCTGAGGCACAGGCTAAGGCTGAAGCCAAGGCATCTGCTGAGGCAAAGCTTGCAGCTCTTGGTCTAACCGCTGACGAAATCGCAGCACTTTAATAGGAGATACAGATGAATGAAAATACTTTTGCAGCTGTTAAAAGCTACTTCCGCCATTTTCTCGGTGCTTGCCTTGCTGCCTTTGCTGTTGCTGGTGGGGATATCTTCACTCTTGACATCGAAGGACTCAAGACAATCTTCACAGCAGGAGTCGTGGCAGTGCTGCCCGTCTTGCTCCGTGCTTTAGATTCAACCGATTCAGCGTTCGGTAAGACAGAGTAATGAGTGCCAACGAATGGGCTGGTATCGCTATCGCGGTTACCACAATAGTCGCCAGTTTTGCTGGCTCCGTTCGCTGGTTAGTCAAGCACTACCTTACTGAACTCAAGCCGAACCATGGCTCATCCCTTCGGGATTCTATCGACCGTCTTGAAAGACGAGTCGACGAACTGTTTACGTTAATTGCAGGAAAGTGAAATGAATGAAACCAGTTGTTGCCAAGAAAGCCACGCCTGCTGCTATTGCTGTTCTCCGTCAGGCGACGGCATTGTCGCCGAAGCGAAAGAAGTTGTCGGACGGATTGTTGCCAAGTGCAGCTCACCTGAAGGCGAGTCCAACTTCGGACCACAATACTGGGCTAGCAGTCGACCTCACCCATGACCCAAAGAATGGTATTGATTGTGCAGTCATCTTTGAGAAACTTAAAGAAGATGCTCGTGTCAAGTACCTCATCTTTGATAAGAAGATTTGGTCTAAGCAATACGCCAAGCAAGGTAACAGAAAGTACACTGGTAGTAATCCTCACACTAAGCACTTACATATTTCTATTAATGATGGTCACGGTAATGACACTAGCCCCTGGTTCTGGTGGATGAATCAGCCTAAGCTGATTAACCAAGTCAGGGCTGCTGTCAAACCAATCCCATTAAAGAAGCCAGCTGAGGTTGTCAAACCTCACCATCATTGCTGCTGTCCAGATTGCCCAACTAACAAGAAGTAGAGGTTGAAACGTGGCTACTAACAACAAGGAACTTGTTGGCGACCTCCCCATAATTCTTAGCCAAGCAATTCCTACTGCGCTTGTTAAGTACAAGCGAGAGGACTTTGCTGCTACATATGCCATTGGTAATACACCATGGCTATCGGGAGCTTCAGACCAGAACCGTATCAGTCGTATCACTACGACATATCAGAAAGAGCGTATTGACCAGGGAACATCTGCTGGTGAAAACTCTCTATCTAACTGGTGGCTGCGGTCTGCAACTTCTTGGCATCATGGCGCTGGTGAAAGATATTATGATGGAGAAGCATCAGACCTTTACAGATATTATGAGTCAGACAACATTGACCCATGGACTATTGGTGAGTTAACTCTTCTTAAGAAAACAACTCAGTTAACCACAGCTGCTGTATGCGGTTGCCCAGCAACCGTAGAAGGCGGAACGTTCTACCTGTCTGGTGGCGATGTTTACTTCTATAACTCTGGAACCAGCTCATCGACAAGCACTAGCTTGTCCACCACCGCAACAGCTCAGAAGCTAACAACAAATGGTTCAGTAGCAATCGTTGGTGCTAGTGACGGTATCTACACCGTCAGCACATCAATGGTTGTTTCTAAAATCTGGAGCAAGCCAAGCTCAAATACAACCTGGACAGTTCAAGCTATCAACTTTGTAAAAGACAGAATTGTTTGTGGGGTCCATTTAGATTCTGGTGAAGCTAACACATACGAACTTAGCATCAATCCATCAAGCCCTCCTAAGGCGGTATCAAGCAGTGAGCTTAGATACACCTACCCGAATACATCTTTGAATTATGTATCAGTTGCCGAGCTCAATTCATCAATCCTGGTTGGCTATACAGTTGGTGCTGTATCTCGTATTCACGGTCACTCCATTGATGAAACATCTCCATTAGCAGCTATCGAAGACCCAATCGTTGTAGCCGAGCTACCTCGTGGAGAAACTCTTAACCAGGTTCGCTCTTATCTAAATGAGTACGTAGTGCTTGCTACTAATCGAGGAGTACGTATTGGTCAGCAATCAACCGATGGCAAAGGATTTACATACGGACCATTAACTATTCAAGATGATATCAGGGATGTAGCATTCGACAGCTCTTATGTTTATGCCACCCGCAATCATCCGATAAACGCAAACAATGGTTTGTGGAGAATTAATATTGGTCAGCCTTTAGATAACAGTTACGCTTACGCTCCTGACTTGGTAACAGGTATCAGTACAACTACTGGCGTTGCGTTTGTGGGAACTACTGGTCGCAAATTTATTACAACATCTGGTGGAGTTTACATTGAACATCCAACAGATTATGCTGAGTCTGGAACTATCAGCTCTGGTTTAATTCGTTGGGGTACTGCAGAAAACAAACAGCCTGTTTCTATTGCTATTAGAAATGACAGCTTGGGTGGAACAATTGGATTCTCTGTTTCAGACCAAGACGGTAACACTACATCGATTGGTTCTATCCCTTTGACTGGCTCTACTGAGTTCCAGTTATCTGCAAGTCTTCAACCAGCAGACCACTTTGAAATTACTTTGACTTTATCTCGCAGCACATCTGATGCAACCATTGCTCCAGTTGTTGAAGAGTGGCAATGTCGAGCATTGCCTGCACCGCTAAGGTCAAGAACATTAACTATCCCATTGCTATGTTATGAAGAGGAGCGCGATTCCAATGGAGTCACAAGAGTATCCAACCCATGGGAGCGGATTAACTATTTGGAACGCATTGAACAAAATGGAGGAGCGGTACTATTCCAAGACTTTTCTTCGGGAGAAGAACGTATCTGTACTATCCGAGCTATCCAATTTGAGCAGACTGCTCCACCGTCCTTTGCGTCAGGATTCGGCGGAATAGTTACAGTTCAGTTGCAAACTATTGATACTGAAGTTCCGATTCAATAGTGGAACAAAACAAACTAATATCCCTGGTATCTCCAGGTGAACGCCACCCGTTAGTAGGTCAGGTGAGGGTGGCACTTAATATCGCTGGTGATGATGTGTTAGATGCTCCCCTAGCTGAAGTGCTTAAGGGTGTACAGCATCGTCTTTCCATCCCAGCAGTCGGGTGCATCAACTTAGCCACGCTGGATGCGCTCGCAGTTGCTCCGCCTGAATGGTAGGGAGCCAAAGAGAAGGGGGAACCGTAAATGGTTCCCCCTCTTTTTGTATTTAGTAGGCTGACTTATCTTTAATCAGGATTCGTATTGCCCAGTCCAAACCAGCATTGAACCCTTCCATCCACTCTTTGTCCTTATGTCCATCTGGAAGATGCGTCTTCGCATCTTCAATCTTCTGAATGAATTTATCTATATCTTTCATCGGCTCGCCCTCTGGCGAGCCTTTCCCGCCCACCACCCCTCAACCCTACCACATACTTGGTCAAAAACAAATCGGCGTGTCTTGGTTGATTTGTCCGACTTGGTATGTAGAATACGAGCCATGAACGAACTCCCCCCACATAGGTCTTATAGCCAGCTATCTACTTGGCAATCCTGTCCACAGAAATACTACCTCAGCAAGGTGGCTATGGTCCCAGAGAAACCTGCGGTTTATTTAGCTGCTGGTTCAGCTGTCCATTCCATGCTGGAATGGTTGAACCATGAGTTCTATAGAACCCAATCAGAATCTAATTAACCAACGGGGCATACCCAGCAATGAGTGTATTAACTGTGGCTCCAACATACAAATCATCCGCGCCATCTTCCAGGATTACGAACTGGTCATGTGGTTTACAGATTCCTTCTGTGCCACCTGTGGTTCGCCGATGACTACACCGACACCAGTAGATAACCCAGACTACATACCTAAGGATGATGATGAATTTAACTGAGAAGTGGCTTGACATATTCAATGAATCTGTTAAGGTTACCGAAGAACAATCAGGGATTCCTAGTTCTGAATGGAAGACTAGCGGTCGCAAGACCGTAGCTCGACCAGACGGGGAAGACCTAGCGTTCTGGCAAAGCGATGGACTCAAGCAGGTTGAGGCATACCAGAAGTGGTACTCTCAGTCTGGTTGGAAAATCGCAACCATGCCCGATGGTCGTCCTGGCATTGAATGGGATGCAAGTGTGCATTTCGGAGGCACACCTGTACGCTTCGTCATTGATGTCGTTTACCAAGTGGGGGAAGACTTAGTAATAGTCGACTTCAAGACTGGTGCTAGGACACCATTCGGCATGATTCAAGCTGGCTTGTACGCCAGCGGTATTGAGAAGATGTATGGCATCCGCCCAAAGTGGGGCGCTTTCTTTATGACACGTCAAGGTCAGCTAGATGATTTGTTTGACCTTTCACATTTAGATATTAATTATTTCGAATACACATTTGCTGCAATGAATGACAGCGTGTTGAATGGTTGGTTCCCACCATCGGTTGGAGAAAACTGTAAGATGTGTTCGTTCCAAGACAAATGCCCAGCGATGGGCTCCAAAGATTTCCCACTACAAATACCTACCAAGGGAAAAGAAAAGAGGAAAAAGTAGATGACTGAGTCTACGTTTTCATATACAGGCAAACTGAATGGGCAGGACTTATTCACAGTCCGTGGTCAAACAGTTGCTGAGTTCAAAGCAAATCTGATTGCAGCTCTTGAAGCAATTCAAGAAGCACAGAGTTTGCACTCAATGCTAATCAACCGACCATCAGGTGCTGCATACGCACCTAACATGGAGCAGGCTATCCAAGCTCTCCAAGATGCTGGCATGAATCCTCAGCCAGTATCATCCACACCTCAATCAATTGAGGTAGTCAAAGATAAGTACGGCAATGAATGGACATACGGACATCCAGATGCCCCAGACCTACCAGATGGACGTGGCAAGTACGCCAAGAAGAAGGGCGTATCTAAGGCAGGAAAGACTTATGTTGGTTGGTTTGACCCAGCCAAGGGACCAAAGCCTTTCAAGCCAGGTGTTGCCGAAGCGGAAACTATCTGGACTAAGTAACCATGCGTTCACTGTTGCAAGTAGTTGGGGTGGAATCACCTGCTGGTAAACAGTTACCAGAAGTCTTGCCGTTGCTTACGGCTAGTCAAGTTACCTTTCGTCAGGCTCAACTGCATTTAATTGCAGGACAACCAGGCGGTGGCAAGACACTACTTGCACTTTGGTATGCGATTACTTCTAAAGTGCCAGCGTTATATATCTCAGCGGACTCTGATTCCAGAACAATAGCGACTCGTGCAGGCGCAATCATCATGAACAGAGATGTGTCTGACGTTGAGAGAATGATGGATACTGATGCAAGCGTTCTCCTAGAGGATGCACTTGCCGATGGTGCAGCACATGTTCGGTTTGCCTTCGACCCAGCACCTTCTCTACAAGACATAGAAGAAGAAATCGAAGCGTGGATTGAATTGCACGGTGCTCCACCTGTGGCAGTTTATGTCGACAACTTAATGAACGTCGCTGCAGCCAGCGACAACGAATGGACAGCATTGCGTGATGCAATGTCTGCGTTCCATTACATGGCTCGTGAATACGAAACAGCCTTCATCGTTCTTCACCATGTGTCGGAGAACGAGAAGATGTCTAAGCCGAATTATCCAGCGCCACGTAAAGCTCTGATGGGCAAGGTTGCAGCCCTACCAGAATTAGTTTTATCTGTGGCGCTGGATGGTACATCTAATATTTATCGCGTTGCTGTAGTCAAGAACAGACATGGCAAGGCAGACCCTAATGCAGAAGAGTACGTCACACTTGCAGCTGAAGCTAGCAAGATGGTTCTGTATAACTCATCAGCTGATTTGTTTAGAGCACGAACTGTGAGCCAATGGAAATGAGTAACCTCTCAAGCTTTGATTTAGATTTCTCCTATGGCAAAGAGGGAGAGAATCTAGTTGAACAACTTCTTACCAATGGTAAGACTGTTGAAGTAAAGCGTGACCGCAAATGGCACTCGACAGGAAACCTTTACATTGAAGTTGAATGTTGGTATCTTAAATCCCAATCTTGGGAACCGTCTGGTTTATCAGTAACCAAAGCTGATTACTGGGCATTCGTACTTGAAGAAGGTGTAGTTATGGTTCCTACGGATTACGTAAGATATGTAGTCAAAAACTGGGGTCATGAAATAACTTGTGAGATTCCCCCGAACCGCAGTAAGGGCTACTTAGTTACGGTAGAAAACTTATTGTCGGCGATGAAGTTATTAAGAAAGGGAAACTCAAATGAAATTTCCAGACTTAACCAGGGGGCTGTGTAGGGAAGTCGGTGTTGATTTATTTTTTCCTGATGAAGGAAGAAGTGGCATTGAACTTTATAGCTTCGCCCGTAAGATATGTGCTGGTTGTCCAGTAAGAAACGCTTGCTTAGAATGGGCAATCAAACATGAGGACCATGGGATGTGGGGAGGAACCACACCAGTGGACCGAAGAAACATAAGAAGAAAAAGAAACATGATTATCCAAGAGGTATACGTAAAGGACTATGTATGAAAACATTTGGCTCAGCACAATTAAGATTAGGTAAGGTTTGGATTCATGCAGGCTACAGCCTGCGTAGATTTGCTATTGGATTTAGTATAGATAGATGGAGCTTTAACGTAGACCTCGGACCGTTCTGGTTTAGCATAGAGTTCTAATGACAACACCACAAAAACGCAAGGGTTCCCAATGGGAGCGCGACTGTGTCAAATGGCTAAACGCCAACGGGTATCCGTGTGCTGAACGCGCTTACGGCGCAGGCAGACACGATGATGTCGGTGACATAGATGGTATTGACGGCGTTGTTGTTGAATGCAAGAATGAGAAACGAATAAATATTCCTCAGTACCTTCGGGAACTTGAGGATGAAATAACCCACGCTGATGCAGAAACAGGTGTGGTGTTAGTAAAGAAGCGTGGCACTTCTAATGTTTCAGAGGCGTATGCCATAATGACAGCCGACCTCTGGATAAATCTGCTGAAACAGGCAGGTTACAATGGACATAGGTAGCCAAGTGACAGATGGTTATCAACTGAAAAGAGGTAACTATGCGGTTAGCGATAGTAACTATGCTTGCAATGGTATTGCCAATGGCGACACCAGCGGAAGCAACTTCAGCAAAGTTAACATTCGACATGAAGCTGTCTGTGATAACAGACAAGCGAGAGCGAGTGAAGTTCGTGCTGGGGAAATTCGTAACCGAGAAAAAACAAATAGCTTGTGCGTTGAATATCGCGTACAAAGAAAGTCGATACAACGTGGACTCTCACAACAAATCGAGTGGAGCACGTGGAGTTTGGCAATTACTATGGGGGAAGCCCGAATGGTCATTGGTCAAACAGACATCAGAAGCGCACAAGTATGTGCAACATCGGTATGAAACTTGGTGCGATGCGTACAGGTTCCACCAGGAAAGGAATTGGTATTAACAAATGAATCAGTCTGAGTTCCTTGAGGCAGTCTTTAGTCATTACGGATTGGACCTACCGCTTGGCGGTGAGAAGTCTATCTTTTGCCCTGTACATGATGACTCGCATAAGTCTGCTTCGGTTAATTCAGACAAGGGTGTCTGGGTATGTTACGCATGCAACGGTCGTGGTTCTGGCATACAGATAATCATGGCACGTGAGAACTTAACATACCCAGAAGCCCGAACATGGGCAGAGAAGAACATCGGCAAAGAAACTAAAAGAGATACGCCTAGTCGTGGACGTAAGACAAAGAGTCGCTGGACTCCACCTAGATTGAGAGCTTTATCTTGACAACTATTATTGGGATACAAGAACCCGACGGCTGCTTGATTGCAGCCGACAGCAGAACAACTACTGAAAAGGGTAGACCTTACTCACATCCAATCACTACTAAGATTACTAAACGTGGCAAGTTCCTTATTGCTGGCGCTGGTACTACCCAGCCATGTGACATAGTCCAACATATATGGAAGCCACCTGCCATACCAGCCAACATTAAAGATGTGTACCACTTTATGATTACAACTGTAATCCCTAGCATGCGTGACTGCCTAAGGGATAATGGTTTTGTCCATGATGACAAGACAGATGAGTATGAGTTTTTATTTTTAATGGCTGTGAACGGAACCATCTATGAGATAGATGATACGTACTCAGTCTTCCTACGCGACGACGGCATCTATGGCTTAGGGTCTGGGTCTTCCTATGCCATAGGTGCTATCGCATCAGGAGCAAACTGGAAGAAGGCGCTGCAGATTGCAGCGAAGAATGATGTGTATACTGCTCCTCCTTTTATTGTGCATAGGCAGGAGAAGAGATGAAGCCCAATCAAAAACTGATTGACCTTTGGACCAAGGCTGCTAAGATTTATCACGAAGCATTGGCTGGTTCACCAGCTGAGGCATACCTTGAGAAGCGTGGCATCTTGGACGGAGCCCAACAGTTTATGTTGGGTTATGTTGAAGAGCCAGCGCCAGGTCACGAGGATAGATTAAAGCATCACCTGTCTATACCGTACATAACTGAGGCTGGTGTAGTTGGATTTAAGTTCCGTCGTATCGACGATGGTGACCCTAAGTATATGATTCCTACTGGTCAGAAGCACCACCTATATAACGTAAGCGCCATCATCCATGCAGTACGTGAGGTGCTGATTGTGGAAGGAGAAATCGATGCGATATCTGCGACCCTTGCTGGTCATCCTGCTGTCGCTGTGGCTGGCGTTAATGCTTGGAAGCCTCACTTTAGCCGTTGTTTTGACGGGATTGGTCGCGTTGTTATAGCAACCGATAATGATTCCAAAGAGGATGGCTCCAACCCTGGGCAGGAGTTAGCTCGCAGATTGCAGGATGCAATCCCTCAAGCTGTCCGCGTGTCGCTTCCGCCTAACAGTGACATCAATAGTATAATTGTAGACCAAGGAGCTCAAGCGTTAACTAAATTGATTAGCGCACTGGATGAATAGAAGGGGCTGCCTTGGCATCGGAAGATACAACCATCCTACAGTTTGAAGAGGATGCTCAGAAAATATACGACGAGCTACTTTCAATTCTGGTTAAGAAACAAATCGACTATGGTCCATACAACATCTGGCATGCGCCAGGTGGCGCAACCAATGGGCTGATGGTACGTATGTCAGATAAGTTGGAACGACTAAAGAATCTGATATACAAAAAGATAGAGCCGAACAATGAATCTTTAGAAGATTCATTTGTTGACATGGCTAACTATGCCATCATCGCACTAATGGTACAGCGTGGAGTGTGGGCTAAGTATGCCGAGAAACAGAAATAAAACTTACGCTGAGCAGCGTATCTCTCGCATCCGTATGTATGGCATTGACGTGCCAGACTACGAGCGTATGCTCGAAGAGCAGAACGGTGGATGCTACATCTGTGGCAAGAAGCCAGAAGGTACACGAGCTTTAGATATAGACCACGACCATAAGACTGGCAAGGTGCGTGGCTTGCTCTGCTCCAATCATAATCGTGCGCTTGGTTTACTAGGTGACGACGTGCTATTACTAACCAAGTCTATTGAATACCTGGTAAAAGCCAATGACTGAACTAGACCGCGACCATGCGATATGGGATATGGTCAATGACATCACATCCAATCTAGCTTGGAACTTATCTAAGAAGTACCATCGGTTCGCTGAGTCTGATGATATCAGACAGGCAATGAATGAGTATGCGTGGAAGCGCAGAGATAAGGTAGCCGAATACCTCGACCGAGAAGATGAAGGCGAGCGCAGAGCTGGATACAAAGCATTCACTACGTTCATGCGTAGAGCTGGCGAGCGGTACGCTCGCAAAGAGAAGGCGCGTTCACTTGGCTATGAGTTAGGTGATGAATACTTCTATAAGACTGCAATGATTGAGAACCTAATCAAGGTGCTGGGCTCCGAAGATGCACACCTATCTAACCAAGTGTTAGACCCAGATGTGCATGGCGTTAAAGCTAAGAAGCAGGCGAGCGAAGGTAACAATTTATTGGCAATGCTGGCTGATGTGGAGAAGGCTATGTCCAAGCTTGACCCACGTACCTCTGGCATATTGAATCTAAGATTCGCTAACGACCTACCGCTATCAGAGATAGCAACCGAGTGGCAGATATCTCCGCAGCGAGTGGAACAAATAGTTAACAAAGGATTGAGAGAGATATCAGAATATCTCGGAGGAGCTACGCCTTACTAATGCCTACGTTTGAATACCAGTGTAAGCATTGCGATTACACAAAGGAATATCAGGAGCGATACGAAGTCGGTCCAGATTGTGAGAAGTGTTTCAGAACTATGTCCAGAGTATGGACAGCAAATCCAGTCCACTTCAAAGGTGGAGGATGGGGAGGTAACCACGGTGGGTAAGTCAGGTAATCCAGCTAAGCGAGCAGAACAAGTGAAGCCTACTAATAGCACATCTAACAATCAGATAATGGTTGTCTGGTGTGACAACGGTACGGTTGATGGCAAGTTCATGGAGGGCGTGGTCTATTCGCTACTAACTGCGGGACTGCCAATCACTAGCGCACAACGTGTACAGGGTAATCAGATAGGCAGACAGCGACAGACAGCGTTTGATGTTTGGCATAGACAGACAGACTTTGATTGGTTGCTGTGGGTAGATAGCGACATCGTGTTAACTAACGAAGCGCTGCAGAAAGTATGGCAAGCAGCTGATGTTAACGAGCGACCTATCATTAGCGGAACTTACTTCATCTCCAAGCAGATGGAGTCCTCAATCATGGAGCCATATCCTGCTGTGTTCATGGCGCACGAGGATGATAAGTACCTCATGTCATACGTACATCCACTCCCACCTAACGCGCTGATGAAGGTGGACTACGCTGGGTTTGGTTTCCTACTTATGCATAGGTCTGTGGCTGACAAGATGCGTGAGTTCCA